TCAAAGCGAAGGCATGTTGGACGGGGTTTCGATACCCCCATCTCCACCAGAAGCACATTATGGAGTTACCCGCTACACTACTAAAGGATCGCTACCTTTAGTAATATACAACGTGTGGTAGTGTGCTTCTGATGGGGATGAATTGGTTTCGACAGCGTGAGATAGTAGAGAAGGCAACACGGTAGGCGATGACCGTTAATCAAGCAAAATAAATTATCCGCAAACGATAGTTACTATGGTGAAGATCGCCTAGCGGCGTAACTCACTTGGGGTTTCGGGAGTGTCCTTATTAACCAATCACTCCCACCTAACACTATACATTATGAAAATCTATAAATCGAACTATCGTAATCATTGGATTTCTCCTTATACTATATTGGAGAAGATTTTCTTTTGGCGTGAGATTGATTATGATGAACCAATCATTGAGAAATGGTCTAATCGTTTAAATCCGATCTGCGTAGCATGGCACGATTTTCTTGACTTTGTGCATCCACGAATCAGTTATGTGAAGATTGATCGGTATGATACATGGTCAATGGATAACACATTAGCAGATATCATTCTACCAATGTTGAAACAGTTGAAGGAAACAAAACACGGTTCACCATTCACAGATATGGAAGATGTACCAGAACATCTCCGTGGCACAACTACCGAAGATTGGGATGCTCAACATACTTTTGATTTTTATAATGAGCATAAAATAAATGAGGGTATAAGTGATATTCATGCCCGATGGGAATGGATAATGGATGAAATGATATTTGCATTTGAGATGAAAGTAAAAGATACCGATTGGTCAGCAACTTGGGAAGAATGTCAACGAATGGAGAATGGATTCCGCTTATTTGGTAAGTATTACCAAGGCCTCTGGGATTAAATTAACTAAATAAAGATACTGGCACAACACACACAATCCGTCAGTATATCACACACAGGAGTAACTATGAGTAACTTGACACCGTTCGAGATTCGCCTTGAACTATTAAAAATGGCAAGAGAAATGCTTTCCGAAGACTATCACGGAAAGTGTCAACAAGTAAGCACAGATTGGACTGTTAAAGTCGAAACCGCTAAACTAAACGGCGGTCAGATTCCAGACCATCCATCGTTCCCACCCTACCCCGCAGAAGCAGAAATCATTGCAAAGGCGCAAGCCTTGAATGGATTCGTTTCAAACATTTCAGTAGATAAACCTAAAGCAAAACCGTCTACCTGATTGGGACCAGAGGTGCTTCGGCACCTCTCTAACTAACAAGGAGAAACAATGCGTTACCTAACACTAGCACTATGTGCTACATTCGCCAGTTTAATTTTATTCTTTAGTCAATCAATGGCGCAGATTGTTGTGCCCACTAGAATGAATGTTGAACTGCAAGACCTAACAAAAGAAGCCAGAAAAGAAGTTGAGTGTCTTGCACAGAACATGTATTTTGAAGCAGGTCATGAACCTAAAGAAGGCAAAATCGGTGTGGCATTTGTCACACATAACAGAATGATGAATGGTAATTACCCAACAAGTTATTGTGGAGTGGTAAAACAAAAAATGGGTAAAGTATGCCAGTTCTCATGGTATTGTGAAGCAACGGCACGTAAAAAACTCTTGACAATAAGTAACAATCCGTTGTATAATGATATTACTGACTTAGCATTACAATTTTATCTGTATACGAATGAGTTTGATGACCCAACGAAAGGTGCATTATTTTTTCATGCAGACTATGTGAAACCTACTTGGAATAATATGAAAAGAACTGCCTACATTGGCAGACACATTTTTTACAACAGGGTTAAGAGAAACATATGATTTTATCGAGCAAAAAGGAGAAGTTGATTATGGAAGAAGTGAAACAAAAGAGGTCGAATGATTTAATTGTAGTGGCAATTGCAATAGTTCTACTCTCAATTGTTGCTGCCGTAGGATTTTATGCAATGAATGATCGTAAACTTATGTCAGCAAACATTGAAAATGCAATTGCTAAAGGTATTGATCCACTGACCGTACGATGTTCGTATGCCCATGATTATGATACTATTTGTATAGCACATGCCGCAGCAAGCGGTCGTAAATAAATTTTAATTTTTAGGAGATATATTATGAGTAAATTAGGCCGATACCAAGATGATGAGCAAGGTCAGTATAATTTTAGTTTTAGTGACAATGAAGGTAAGCATATAAGTGTATCATTTCGTGCTGAACCCGATTATGATTTAGATGTTATTTTTAGTGAGTTCAAAAACTTTTTGATTGCATCTGGTCATGAAGTTGAGAATGAAATTGGTGAAATATATCCGTATGATGAATCGGACGAAGATGATGATGAACCAACAGTGTTTGCATGGACGCATGAAGATTATGAAGCAACCGCTGCGATGACACAAGCACAAGCGGCAGATAAGTTCTCGATGGATCATTTGCCTAACAATGGATGGCCGTTTGGTGGTTTGACTTCAGCACCATTACCTCGTTTGACTACTGCTGACTTTCCTGGTTTGAAAGTGACTGACATATCCGCATTATCTTCTCAATCTTATTCTGAATGGATGGATTTAGGCAATGCACCAACAATGGCACCTTTGACACAAGAACAAATTGATCTTTGGAAAACACCTATGCCAGGTACTCTTGGTGGTGCAAAGATTGATTTCAAATAATGCCGACAAAAGATGAGATGATGAAGTTTGCACTGGAGATTGAGGCTCTAGTTGCAAAAACAGATTACACTTATCTTGAGGCGATTGTTGAACATTGTAAAGGCACAGGTTTGGAAATGGAAGTAGCAGCAACACTTATCACTCCAAACCTGAAGTCTAAAATACATGAACAGGCCGAAAGATTGAATATGTTGAAAACTAAAAGTAATCGATTACCTATATGACTGGATATGAAGCGTTCTGTTTATACTCTTCTCTCAAACTGCATTTCACACAAGAATCGTATGACTACTTTAAGTATGGTGGTAAATCGAGGACAAGTATAGATGCATTTGAGAACAAGAAAGATAAATGGTTTTATTACAAACTGAGTCGGAGATTTACCAATGATGAACAGGCTAGAGATTTTCTTGTTGCTAATCTTGTGCATAGTTCTGATGTATGGATTGGACATTTACTAACAGATGATTGTGATGTTCATTATCGTGCAAGGCAGAAAGTGATTCAATCGTTATCATATACGTTCACAAATGAGATTGCACCATTAATGAATCAGGAAAACCCAAATGACTCATTAATGATGCGGGATGAAAGTCCATATCCATTATTGCTATCTAAGTTGTTGTATGGTGAAGTATCGATTGAGACTGTATGTATTCTAAACTCCATACTGAATTTCTTGCCAATGTGGGACAAGAAGATTAATGATACGATTCACTATCCATCGGTAAGTTTGAAGATAAAGAAGTACACACCGTTTATACCATTTGATCCGACAAAGTATAAACTTATCCTGAAGAAGCAACTACATGAAAATTCGGAAAACAATGCAACTGTTTCTTGACGTTACATATATAAAAGTATATAATGAATCATGTGAACAAGATGCACATACGATAAACAACTAACTATACGAGGTAATATATGTCTGACTTTTCAGCACTCAAACGCAACCGTAACACCTTCGATTCGCTTAAAAAAGCAATGGAAGTTCCTTCATCAAACGCAGAAGCAGGTTCAAAAGATGACACCCGTTTCTGGCAACCCGAAGTAGACAAAGCAGGTAACGGTATGGCAATCATTCGTTTTCTGCCAGCACCAGCAGCAGATGGTGACGATGCCCTTCCATGGGTTCGTGTATTCAATCATGGCTTTCAAGGTCCAGGTGGTTGGTATATCGAAAACTCTTTGACTACTCTCAATCAAAAAGATCCAGTATCAGAATACAACTCTATTCTGTGGAACTCAGGCATTGAAGCAAATAAAGAAATCGCACGTAAACAAAAACGCCGTTTGACGTATATCTCAAACATTCTAGTAGTCTCTGACCCAAAAAATCCAGAGAATGAAGGTCAAATCAAACTGTATAAGTTCGGTAAGAAAATCTTCGATAAAATCTCAGAAGCAATGAATCCAGAATTTGCTGATGAGACGCCGTTGAATCCTTTCGACTTCTGGGAAGGTGCTAACTTCAAAATCAAGATTCGTCAAGTTGAAGGTTATCGTAACTATGA